AGACAAAGATGGTAAAAGGTTATTTCAAGATGGTCATAAAGCATCATTAAGAAGAGAAGTAAATGCAGCTACTTTGCAGGATATTCAACTTGCAATGTTAAACTCTGGTTCTGAATATAAATTGGAGGAAGCGAAGGCAGATTTAAAAAGCTAGAAACGATTGGTTTTTTATGTTTTTCTTAGCGTCAGAGTTAGGAATGACAATTCAAGAACTTACCAGTAAATTAACGCAGGAAGAATATGTAAACTGGCTTGCTTACTACGAGCTAAAAAAAGAATATGAAGAAAAAGTTTATGAAGATGCAAAGAATAAATCACGAGCAAGAAAACGCTAAAAGCGGTACACTAAAATAAAGTTTTATTTTTGCTGTGGCCGATTACGGTGTAAATATAAATTTAAGAGTAAAAGGGCAGTCTGGTCTTGATAGGTTAAAGACAAAAGTAAAAGAATTATCTGCAAGTATAGATAAGATTCGTGGAATAGATATAATGAACCCTCGTAATGTTGGGGGTAAAGCAGGAAAAAGTTTTCGTAGAGAGATTAAAAAATATAGACAAGATATGGACAGTCTTGTTCAAGCTGTTAATAAATCTACAGGAGCTTTTGGTAAAACTGCTAACCAACAAATAGCAGCAGCAGACGCTTTAGAAGAATATGCAAATGGTTTAAAAATTGGCACTAAAGAACATAAATTAGCATTAGCAGCATCAAATAAACAATCTCAAGCAATAGGTCGAGAAACAACTCAGATAATAAAAAATACAAAAGCACAGATTACAAATAATAAAGTACAGGCTCAAGCAACTAGGCTAGATAAATTTAATAACAGAAGCAATAAAGCAGCATTTACAAGTGGAGCAATTTCTGGTGCGTTTCCTTTATTGTTTGGACAAGGATTAGCTGGAGGTGCTGCTGGTTTTGCTGGTGGCTTTTTAGGAACAAAAGTTGGTGGTCAGATGGGAGGCTTTGCAGGAGGTCTTGTTGCAACCGCAGGATTGCAAATGGTCACTAATCTTAGAGATGGCATGGTTGAGTTAGGAGATGCTCTTAGTCCTGCTAATGCAAATATAGATCAGAGTATTGAAAAATTAAAAATTATAAATAGTTCCAGAGCAGCCGAAATAAAATTAATAGAGCAGTTAGAAGGAAAACAAGCTGCGTTAGCTGAAATTACAAAAGAAACAGCAAAAGTTGTTGGTAATGATGGAGTAAGAGCATTAAGAGAATTTGCTGAAACGATGAAACTTATATCAGGAGGAATGGCTACTCAATTCTTAAAAATTCAAGCAGGACTAGCAAATATTTTAAATAAAGTATTTAGTTTTGCAGGAGGAGATTTAAGTAAAGCAAAGTCGCAACTAGGAAGTGATGACCCATTAATTGCTGCACTAAACAAAAATTTAAACGCACAAATAGCTTTAGATGAAAGTGTAAATCGAGATGAGGCTTTTGGTGGAGGAAGTCTTATGATGACTCCAGAAGGCAGAGCGGAAAGTAAACGTTTACGTAACGAACAAAAAAGATTAGAAATGGCAATAAAAATACGAGCAGAAAAAGAAGCAGGAATGAGAATAGATAAAGAAATAGCAGTAGAGCATAACCAATTAAAAGCAACTACTTTTGCTCAATTTGAAATGGAGCAAAGAATATTAGAACTTAGACGAAGTGGTTTAAATCCTGCGTTAGCTAAACAAGTGTCACTATTTGAACTATCAGCTAAAAACGTAGAAATAGGACTTCAAAATGAATTAGATTCAGTTACTAAAATTCTTGAAGCGGAAAAAGCATCTTCAGCAACATATACTGACAAAATAATGCTTTTAGAAATAAGAAAATTTAGTTTACAAGAACAATTAAAAACAAATAAAGAATTACTTAAAACTGATAAAGACAGAATTATACAAGCTGATAAGTTAAGACAAGCACAAGCAAAAATAGATTCATTATATTCAAGTATTGCTTCAACAGTAGAGACAGGTTTAGTTGATGCAATAGACGGGGCAATAAATGGTACTAAAACTCTTGGAGATGTTGCTCGTAGTGTATTTGGAGAAATACAAAGATCATTAATTAGGTTTGGTGTCAATGCTTTCTTAGGTAGTCTATTCCCAGGTTCTAGTTTCTTCAGGGCAAATGGTGGTGTAGTAAGTGCAGGAAAAAGTTATATGGTTGGAGAACGTGGTCCAGAAATGTTCGTTCCTAATACTGGTGGAAGAATAATTCCTAATTCTGATATGGGAAGTTCAACTAATGTAGTGGTTAACGTAGATGCTTCTGGTTCTGCTGTTGAAGGAGATGAAGAAAGGGGTAAAGAACTTGGACAAATTTTATCAGCAGCAATACAATCAGAGTTAATTAATCAAAAACGACCTGGAGGTTTACTAGCATAATGGCTACTTTTCCTGACATTAAACCAAGCTATAACTCCCAAAAAACCACGACTCCAAAGTTAAATGTAACTCAGTTTAATGATGGTTACCAGCACAGAATTAAATTTGGGTTAAACACAGTTCCCTATGTCTGGTCTTTAACTTTTGATGTCAGCGAATCGGAATCAGACACCATAGAGGGATTTCTTGAGGCTAGAGCAGAAGATGGTGCTTCTTTTGATTGGCAACCCCCTGGTAGTGCTGTTGCTTACAAATGGATATGCCTCCAATGGAATAAAAGAATACCTTTTTTAAATAGAGCTAGTTTAATTATGACATTTCAGCAAGTATTTGAACCTTAATGACTGCTCCCGTATCAGAACTACAAAAAATAAATCCTAGTAATATAGTTGAGCTTTTTCAACTTGAGTTGATTACTGCTATCCATGGATCGAATACAAAATATTATTTTCATAATGGAACAAATACTAATGAAAATAACAATGTAATTTTTAATAATATTGAATATACAAAAATGCCAATAGAAGCTGATGGCTTTCAGTTTAATGGCAAACAAACTCCTAGACCACGTTTAAGAATATCTAATATATTCGGAACTTTCACAACAATAATCTCGACTCTACCTCAAGGTTTAGAAGGAGCAAAAGTTACAAGGATAAGAACATTACAAAGATACATAGATAATACAAACTTTACTGGAGGACAAATTCTACTAGAAAATGGTTCAAACCTTTTATTAGAAGATGGTAATGCAATAGATATGGAATCAGGCATAAATCCTTTTGGTACTCCAGATCCTACAGCTACTTTTGATGAACAAATTTTTATAATTGATCGAAAGTCCACAGAAAATAGAGATATAGTCGAATTTGAATTAGCTGCTACTTATGATATACAAGGTGTTCGATTACCTAAAAGACAAGTATTACCAGCAGATTTTCCTGGAATTGGTACGTTTTTCTCATAATGTGGCAAGATGATGCACTAGAACACGCAATAAAAGAAGATCCGAGAGAATCGTGTGGTCTTTTGTTGGTTAAAAAAGGAAAAGAAGTATATTTTCCGTGTAAAAATTTAGCTTTCGATCCAACAGACCAATTTATTATTGATGCAGATGATTGGGTAAAAGCAGAAGATGAAGGTGAAATAGTTGCTGTTGTTCATAGCCACCCTGTAACAAGTCCTAATCCAAGCGAGGCGGATAAAGTAGCGTGTGAAAAGTCAGATTTAAAATGGTGGATTATTCAACCCAATTTAAAACAATGGGGTTATTGTGAACCTTGTGGATATAAAGCTCCATTAATTGGCAGAAAATGGGTTTGGGGTGTTACTGATTGTTGGAGTTTATGTAGAGATTGGTATAAGGAAGAATTAAATATAGAACTTATAGATTGGGTAAGGCCACACTCATCAGAGGAGTTCATAAAAAATCCAATGTTTGTGGATTGTTTCGCTAAAACAGGTTTTAGAGAGTTGTTACCAGAAGAAGATTTAAGATATGGAGATTTATTATTAATGTCAATAGGTAGTAGCGGATTAAATCATATTGGTGTTTACTTAGGACAGCAGACAGTTTTGCATCATTTACAAAATAGATTATCTAGTCGTGATCTATTAGATGAATGGCTGTTAAAATGTATAGGTAAAAGGATTCGTTATGCTGCGTAAAATTAAGCTATACGGAGAACTGGCAAAGTTTTTAGGTCAAAAGACTTTTGAAGCTGAAGTCCATAGTGCTGCTCAAGCTATAAAATTTTTAGTGGTCAACTTTCCACAGTTAGAAAAGCACATGGCAGATAGATACTATAAAGTTGCTGTTGACAGTTGGGAGTTAGAAGAGAAGGAGTTACACTATCCAAATGGACAAGAAGATATAAAAATTATTCCTGTAGTTGGTGGTTCTGGTGGTAATGTGGGGAAAATTATATTAGGTGCTGCATTAATTGGAATAGGAATGGCAAGTGGTGGAATAACTTTTGCGAGTTTTGCTAATCCTGCTGCTATTCCCTATGCCCCTGGTTTTGCTTCAGCAGGGTATTTGACAAAAGCTGCTATAACTATAGGTGGTGCATTAGTTTTATCTGGTATTGCTGATATGCTGACTCCTGTTCCTACTATTTCAGAACAAGAACAAGATCCTCGTTTATCTTTTAATTTTAGTGGTATTCAAAATACAAGTCGTGCTGGTGTTGCTGTACCTGTTATCTACGGTGAAGTGCTTACTGGATCGGTAGTAATATCTGCTGGTATTGAAACTGCACAGGTTGAAGTATGAGTAAAGTTATAGGTTCTGGTGGAGGCGGAGGAAAAGGTGGAGGCGGAGGCGGAGGTACTCCTACTGAAGCTAAAGATAATCTTGATTCTAAACAGTTTGCCAAAGTATTAGATCTTATTAGTGAGGGAGAAATACAAGGATTAGTAGATGGTGCAAAGTCTATATTTTTAAATAACACACCATTACAATCTGCTGATGGTAGCTTTAATTTTAAAGATGTAACTTTTGAAGCTAGAACTGGTACATCTAGTCAAACAAATATTCCAATAACAAAAAATGTAGAAACTACAAAATCAACAGGATTTTCTACAGTTCCACAGGCTACACCTAGAGTTATTCAGATAACAGACTCTAGTGTTGATGCAGTTTCATTAACAATTACAGTTCCATCTTTACAATCTTTAAGTGATAAAGGAGATATTTTTGGAACGGAAGTGCAATTAGAAATAGCTGTTCAGTATAGCGGTGGGTCATACTCAACCGTAGTATCTGGAAACGCTGGAACTATCACAGGTAGAACTCCTGACACTTATCAAAGAGATTATTTAATAAATTTAAGTGGTGCTTTTCCTGTAAATATCAAAGTCACAAGAATAACTGCTGATAGTGCTTCAAGCAAATTAGCTAATGAAATTCAATTTAACAGCTATGTAGAAATTAAATA